TAATCGCAGATGTTCGAGTATCTACCTACTACACGCAAACAATATAAGGAGAAATCATGGCAACAGTCGTAATTACCGGTCGTGATGTTGGTTTATCTTTCACAGGTGGAACAGATATTCAAGCACAAGCGACAAACGCAGTTCTAACCAAGGTCAATGAGCGTCAGGTTTATCAGACCATGGAGGGCGAGGCTTACAAGACCACAAACATTTCAGGAACATTCCAGTTGGATATGTTGGCAGATTGGGGCAAGGCAAACTCAGTTTGTGAGGCTCTATGGACTGCTGCTGAAACTGCACCAGATACAGACATCAACATGACACTTACAGCTGCATCAGGAGCACAATTCGTGTTTCCAGTAAAGCCGGAGTTTCCAACTGCCGGTGGTTCAGGTATTGATGCTCAGACAGTATCATTCACATTTACAGTATCTAAAGGCGCAGTAACCGAAACCTTTAGTTAAAAAATAAAACGGGAGCAAACAAATGAAGTTACCAATTACAATTGAATATAACTCAGGTGAGCAAGCAACTTACATTGCCCAACCACCTGAGTGGGCGAAGTGGGAAAAGCAGACAGGAAACACTATTGGTCAGGCATCCGAAAAGTTGGGCATTTGGGATCTTATGTTTCTTGCTTATCATGCACATAAGCGTGAACTTGCAGGAGATAAGCCCATCAAACCAATGGATATTTGGATGGAAACAGTAGCGGATGTCATCGTTGGTGATGCAAACCCAAAAGCCATAAAGCAGGAAGCCTAAACAGATTATTGGTTGAGTTGGCAATTGCCACAAAGATACCAATGAGTGAATGGGTTGATGCGGATGACATATTAACAGCGATCGAGATATTGGAGGCAAGGAATGGCTAAAGAAACCATTGCATACAATAAAAACGATCTGCGTGATATTTACAAGGCTTTTAAACTTATGGATGACCAAGCAACAGAGGAAGCAAGAACTCAATCTGCTGCTCTGGCGTATTTTGCATCAGAGGAAATTAAACAGGCAGCTAGGACTAGAACAAAGAGTGGCAAGGTTGCGGAGAGAGTCGCAGATGGCGTTAGCATCTCTAAGTCGAGCAAAATCGGTGAGTTCCGCTACGGTTTCGCAAGACAAAAGTTTTCAGGTGGTGCTACTACGCAAACCCTATGGGGTGGCGTTGAGTTTGGTTCAAATAAATTCAAACAGTTCCCTAGTTATTCGGGACGGCAAGGTCGTGGATCTCGAGGATGGTTCATTTATCCAACCCTTCGCAGAATTCAGCCTGAATTAATTAACAAGTGGGAACAGGCTTTCAATCGAATTATTAAGGAATGGGTCTAATGGCAACCGGTAATCGCACATTAAAGTTATCAATCCTTGCCGATGTTGATGACTTAAAAAAGAAGCTAGGCGAAGCCGACAAAGCTGTCGAAAGTAATTCAAGCAAGATTTCAGAGTTTGGCAAGAAGGCTGCTGCTGCATTCGCAGTCGCTGCTGCTGCTGCCGTTGCCTATGGCACTAAATTAGCCATTGATGGGGTCAAGGCTGCAATAGAGGATGAGCAAGCACAGTTAAGGTTGGCTAATGCTTTAAGAGAAGCCACAGGGGCTACTGATGCCCAAATAGCGGCAACTGAGGCTTATATCCTTAAGACATCTTTGGCAACTGGTGTGGCTGATGACCAACTTAGACCAGCAATGCAGAGATTAGCGGTTTCGACAAAATCAACTGAGGAAGCCCAGAAATTATTAAACCTTGCTTTAGATATTGCTAAAGGTCGAGGATTAGAATTAGAAACTGTTGCCAATGCTTTAGGCAGGGCTCAAGATGGAAACACCACAGCTCTTGGCAGATTAGGACTTGGTTTATCAAAAGCAGAATTATCAACCTTATCTTTTACTGAAGTTCAAGCAAAACTATCAGATCTTTATGGTGGCGCAGCAGCTGCTAATGCCGAAACATTTCAAGGCAAGATTGATCGCTTAAAAGTAGGATTTGATGAAGCCAAAGAATCGTTGGGCGTTGCATTGCTTCCAGCGGTTGAGCAATTTATTGGTTTCCTAAATAACACAGGAATCCCAACACTAAATGCGTTTATTGCAGGATTGACTGGAGATGAAGGATTAAGTGCAGGATTAGCGGAAAGTCAAAAAGGTGCTGAAACATTTGGTAAAGCAATTAACGGACTCGCCGGCATTCTTGCAGGATTCCTCAATTTTGTTAGAGAGGTAGTTGGTGGATTAACTGAACTAGCCAATCAAGCAATTCGATTTATTAACATTGCTAAACCCGGAGCAGATATTGGATACATTCCAAATGTTTCTCCAAGTGCAAGTCAGGCAGGAATGCTTGGCGCAGCACCATTGCCAGCAGTTCCGGCAAACACTAGAGAAAACCGAACAACAGCAGTCACTAACATTACAGTTCAAGCAGTAGATTCTGAAGGTGCTGCAAGAGCCGTTGCAAAAGTGTTAAATCAGAGCGCATCCCGATCAGTTCCACAGCTATACAACAGCGGGATAACTAGGGCTCGATAATGACAGTCTGGACACCTGACTGGAAATTAACTGTTGCTGGTGTTGATTACACCGACATTGCTATCAGCGATATTGCCCATCAAGCCGGTCGAGATGATATTTATACTCAACCTAATCCATCTTATTTGCAGGTTGCTCTAGTTGCCTTATCTGGTCAAACATTGCCATTTGAAATTAACGATTCTTTGAGTTTGCAAGTTAAAGATAGTTCCGGAACTTATGTAAATTTATTTGGTGGAGATGTTACTGATGTGACTGTTGAGGTTGGCGCAACTGGCTCTTTAGCAACAGTTGTAAATTACACAATTCTTGCAATGGGTTCATTAGTTAAACTTGCAAAAGAAATCTACAACGACAACCTTTCACAAGATGAGGACGGCGACCAAATTTATGAATTGTTGTCTAGCGTATTGTTGGCATCATGGAATGATGTGCCGGCAGCTACAACATGGGCAACCTATAACGCAACCGAAACATGGGCAACCGCAGGTAATCAAGGTTTAGGCGAAATCGATCAACCAGGGCTTTATACAATGTCTAGCAGATCAGCCGATCCTGATACTGTCTATAACATTGCAAGTTTTATTGCCGATAGCGCATTTGGTTATCTTTATGAAGCACCTAATGGAGATATTGGTTATGCAGATGCAGACCACAGGCAGACTTATTTGATAGCCAATGGTTATGTTGATTTAGATGCGAAGCATGCTTTAGGTCAAGGATTATCAACTATTACTAGATCCGCAGATATTCGCAATGACATTTATATCAATTATGGGAACAATTTCAATTCACAAGCAACTGCCACAAGTGCAGAATCTATTGGCTTATATGGTTACAAAGCTGAGAATATCAATTCGGCTATTCATTCAGGTGTAGATGCTCAAGAGGTTGCCGATAGATACATTGCTCAGCGTGCCTTTCCGTTAGCAGCCTTTCAATCAATAACTTTTCCCATAACCAATCCTCAAATTGATAACAGCGATCGGGACAACCTTTTAGGTGTGTTTATGGGTCAGCCTTTGAACATTCAAAACTTGCCAACTCAGATCTCAAATGGTGTATTTGAGGGTTATGTTGAGGGATGGCGTTGGAGCACAAGGTTTAATGAATTATTTCTAACCATCAATCTTTCACCGGTGGCGTTTAGCCAACTGGCGATGCGCTGGAATACTGTTCCGATAACTGAAACATGGCAGACAATAGATCCAACTTTAACATGGGAATACGCTACAATCGTAGCCTGATAATAGGAGAAAAATGGCAACTACTACAAACTATGGCTGGACAACGCCTGACGATACAGCGTTAGTTAAGGATGGCGCAGCTGCAATCCGCACGCTCGGTTCATCTGTTGATACAACCACAAAAGCATTAAATCCAGAAACTACTCTTGGAGATATTGTTTATCGCTCATCCACCGCAAATGTTAAAACAAGACTTGGAATTGGAACATCTGGACAAGTTTTATCAGTATCCGGTGGAGTTCCTGCTTGGACAACTCCTGCAAGTGGATGGTCGCCTAATTTAACTTTACTCAGCACGACCTCAATTGATTCGGGCGTAACATCAGTCCAAGTCAATGTGACTGCTTATGATTATTATGTTTTATTGTGGAAAAATGTGTCCGCAAATTCAGGCGCAATGTTTTCATTGAAAATAAATGCAAGTGGAACAGCTGCTAATTACAAAGCGCAATTACAAATAGAAGCAAAAGCGGTTGGAGCAACTAATCCCGATTACACTAATACAGGCGCACAAAGATACACAGGCAACGGGGGTTTTGTATATATTGCTAAAAAAGGTAATAGCAATTCAAGCACTAATTATATTGATGGAGTGATTAATGTTATTGGCGGCAAAAATACTGGTGCAAAATCTATATGGTGGACAACAAACCCATCAGCATCAAATAATGCTACGGCATTTGGTTCAAATGGTAGCGGTGTTTTTGATAATGGTTCAGCAATTTCTTCATTCACTATTGAATCATCAGATGGAAATTTTAATGCTGGAACTGTTGAAATTTATGGAGGTTAAATAAATGAAAAAAATGATTATTGAAATTGATGGAACTGAAACATTGGTTGATTTAACTGCTGAGGAAATTGCAGCAAAAGAAAAAGAAAATCAATTTTTAGAACAATTGAAAACTGAAGCTGAAGCAAAGGCAGAAGCCAAGGCAGCAGCACAAGCTAAATTAGCAGCTCTCGGTTTGACTATTGAGGATTTAACCGCTTTAGGTTTGTAATGAAACCTTGGTTGAGTAAAGCAGCTGTGCAATTACGGGAACAGATCGATGATTCTTTCCCAGAGCGTAGCCGTAAATCTGATGGGTGGATTGGTGATGCTAGACATAGCGCACGAAAAAGCGATCACAACCCAGACACAAATGGGTGCGTGCGAGCAATTGATATTGACGCTCGGCTTTCTGACGACAAAGGGCTTTCAGCATATTTGGCAGATCAAATTCGATCATACGGGAAAACCAATGGTCGCATCAGTTATGTAATACATCAAGGCAAAATTGCCTCACCAATTCTCAGGTGGCGTTGGCGCAAGTTTTCTGGCAATCCTCACCAACACCACATCCATGTAAGTTTCAAGAAAGATCAAGATAAGAATTCTGAGTTTTTTCATATCCCACTACTAGGAGGCAAAGCATGAAACTATCAAACAAACATAAGGCAGCAATTAAGTCATATTTAAGAGCTGTGGCTGCTTCCGGCATAACTGTCTTGTTGGCAATTGTTGCTGACATCCGACCAGAATTTGCAATCCTTGCTGGAGCATTGGTTGCACCTGTTGTCAAGGCATTAGATCCTAATTCTGGCAATGAAGCCGATTATGGACTTAATGCGAAATGACAGCCAACGAATGGGTTGGTATAGCCGTTGGCGTATCCGCCGTATCTACAAGTTTATTGCTGGGTCTGCGCTGGGTTATTAAATCCTATTTACAAGAATTAAAACCCAATTCTGGAAGTTCGATCAAGGATCAAATTACAAGACTTGAACAGCGTGTCGATGATCTGTTTGTCTTAATCAGTAAGCGATAATTTTAATTATGGCGAACACTCGAAAACCTATCAAACGCAAAAAGATCAATCGTCGTGTCGTTCGCCAAACTCCTGAGCCATTA